ATTTTTCGCGTGGCTCGGTTCACGCACCATTTCAAAACCGGCCTGATAAAATGGATGTGGAAAACGATCCGCCGTTTGAATATAACCACGAAAATCCATTTCAAGTAACCACATATCGAGTGGTGTCTTCATAAAAAGCGCGGTATCGGTTTGAACCGCATTCAATAATCGTTTCGCACCGCGTTGACTCACGATGTATGCCCCCGCGGTGCGAAATAGTGGCGTAAACCAAACATTCCGCGTCCCTTGGATGACGGCCGGAGTCAGATTCCGGCGACGAAGTATTGATTGTTCTCCATTTGAATGGAGTTTGTAATATGTCCCGAGAGATTCTCTCGAAACCCGTTGATATGAAAAATAGGGTTTACTGCTATCGCTGACGTTATCGCCATCGATATCATAGTTTGGCGTCCATTGACCGCCGACATAGATAACATCGACTGCGTCTGCCGATTGAGATACGAGTTCAACCATCGTTGAACGAAATCTCTCGAGAGAATGTTCTGTAAACATAACGTCATCCTCAAAAACAAGCAAATATTCGGCTATAGGTTCTTGAGCATGCGCCTTCCATAATGAATAATGACTCAACGAACAACCTACTTCACCCAGAACTCGCGGTTTATCGCGGACCGTCTCCAGCAATTCAGAGAACTCGGAATAATAATGCGATAGATTCATTCCATCAATTGCTGGAAAACGGCGATAATATCCTCTGTCTCTGGATGTGTTTTCATTTACACCCATATCCGCGTATTGAATCCGAACCCCTGGTATACGCGGTGTAAACGGTTGAAAGAGAAAGGGTATATTTTTGTAAATATAGGCCATACGGTCTGGACGACGGTCTAAATTAATGACAGCAATATCAAGTTTATCAAACATTGTATTCACAATAAATTGTGTTCTACCTGATAATACAGATAAATATGTATTAGATTTATACCATTTCGAATGGTAACAGAGTTACTAACAGAACCAAGGGTTTTTATATCATTTTATACTATCCACCGAAATTCCCTTCTATTTAGGAAAACAACCTAAACCTACGTGATTCATTTATCTACAATTCTATGTCCGACCGCACTGATAATAGTCTCGCCACCGCCACCGCCACCGCCGCATCTCCCTCTGTGAAACCGGTTGTCATCGAACCTCTTCTTGAAGAAGATCCAAACAGGTTTGTATTATTTCCAATCAAAGATAATACCATATGGGATATGTATAAAAAACAGGTGGATTGCTTCTGGCGCGCAGAAGAAGTCGACCTTAGCAAAGACCTCACCCACTGGAATTCATTACAACACGATGAGAGATATTTTATTTCAATGATTCTTGCGTTCTTCGCAGCCAGTGATGGAATTGTAATGGAGAATCTGGCAGTTCGATTTATGAGCGAGGTTCAACTCGCAGAAGCGCGCGCTTTTTACGGATTTCAAATCGCGATGGAGAATATTCATTCACAAATGTATAGTATTCTGATTGATACGTATATCAAGGATGCTACCGAAAAAGACCGACTATTCAACGCCATTCAGACCTTCCCTTGTATTAAGAAAAAAGCAGATTGGGCGTTAAAATGGATCGGGGATAAACGTAGCACATTTCAAACACGTCTCGTTGCGTTTGCGTGTGTCGAGGGGATTTTCTTTTCCGGCGCATTCTGTTCTATCTACTGGTTGAAGAAACGCGGATTGATGCCGGGTCTCACCTTCAGCAATGAACTCATCTCTCGCGATGAAGCACTTCATACCGAATTTGCGGTGCTGTTATACACGAAGATGATGAAGAAGATACAACGTCATCGTGTCTATGAAATCGTGCGTGATGCGGTTGAAATTGAGAAGGAGTTTATATCAGAAGCGCTTCCTTGTCGTCTTATTGGAATGAATGCGAAATTAATGTGCCAGTATATTGAATTTGTAGCCGACCGACTTGTGGTTCAACTTGGATATGATAAAATCTATAATGCGGCAAATCCTTTTGATTTTATGGAGATGATTAGTCTTGCTGGAAAGACGAACTTTTTTGAGCGCAGGGTCGGAGAATATGCTCTTGCGGAGAAGAAAGTGTCGGATACTGTGTTTGAGTTTAATGCTGATTTCTAGTAAAGAACCGTCGAGTGGAAAATGAACAACGCGAGACGACCTACATAAAGAGACCCTTCATCCCAAATTGTTTATGTTGATGTATTCCATTTATTGGCTGTTTTTGAAATGATAATACCATATCGGAATGTTGTTTTTGGTTTTGGTATATACGATTCGTAACAGATGATGGAACGTGCGACACTTGTTGCGGTATCGTTCGAGGACGATTTTCCTGAGGTATCATCATTCCCATTGGTTGTCCTCTGGATAGACCTACTTGACCCATCGAGAGAGAGTTCACCATAAACGGAAACTGAGGTTGTATAGTTTGATTTATATTATTTATACCGTTGGTTCGTTGCGGTAAACTGGTATTTTTATTTTCTGACATAGAAGAAATTTGTTTCAAATTCGTGATTTCATATCTTCCTTTTAATTCACGAATATTTTGAACTGCTTTTAATGGAGAGACACGTATTTTACTAACCTTATCTAATGTCTGTTCCTCGAAGAATAACTGTTCGTTAGAAATATAGGTATAAAAAGTAAGAACATCAATCATATGTGTCTCATCATATATCGTATACGTTAAATTCGTTATTTTGGTTATTCCATCAATATTGTTTGGAATAATCGAGGTGGCGAGTTCATCTCGACATATCAACCGTTTCATCCCATCCGCGAATTGAAGAATATTCATATTTCCGATAGTATAAAAATTACTACGGTCAATAACAAGACCGTATTCCTTTGCTCGTTGTTGGATGAGATTATCTTCGCCACCCCACGCCCAGAAATTTGGAAACCCGTTGATTCTCTCGAAGTCAACACCACGGATGGAAAATATGCCACCTAGTGCAAATTGAAACCCATAAAAATGTTTGATAACTCCGAAGTCCGTATGGTAATTCAATATATTCTTATCGTAAGGCAACGTATCAATATCATTAAAGATGAAAATAATGTTTTTATAGTCATTTGGATATTTTTCTTTTAGTGCTAAAAACCCAATATTCTTCATTGCTCCGCGATTAAATGGGCGTTTATCCGTTTGATGAATGAAATAATACGTCCAGTCTTCAGGAGGAACATCCGCCATTATTTTATGAATATATGTACTGAAAAAGACGCGATGTGGTTCACGGTCGCGGTAAGGAACAATAAATATGAATTTGGGAGGATGAATGTTTCCTTCCATAAGATAGGATGATAAGTGGTATAATATCATCATATAAGAAAAATATAACTATACAACGCCGTGGAAAGTAGTGGGTTATTGGGAGGGGGCGACCGTCGGTTGTGGAGGCGTCGACTGTGACGACGCGTATTTCGCGAGTATCATTTTCGGAATAAGTTTATCTCGCATATCATATAATTTTTTATAGCATTTATTGATGGTGACCTCGCTCATATCACTCACGCGATTTACATCGCGTTTTGTTATTGGAAGATGACACATACACGCAACAAAGTAGATAATACCAGAAGCGATACTATGTGGTGTATTTTCTGGAATGAGATTTTGTTTTTCAATGATTACCGCGATGAATTGACAAAGTTTCGTAAGTTCGTCATTGATTGAAAGACGACTACAATATCTCTCAATAAATGCCTCTGGTTTCGTCTTACAAAAGTTCGTCTTCTCTGAATTGTCTAAATTGGATTCGAGTTCATTGATAATACTCACCGCATTTTTACACCCTTTCGTAGCACTTGTATTATCCAGATTGAAGATAGTTGCGATTTCTTTGGGAGTGCGAGGGCAGTTATGGATTTTACACGCAATATAAATAGATGCACCAACCACACCATCGCGGTTTAAACTTCGGAATGTTTTATGCTCGGAGATGCGTTTATGAACTCGCAGTGCTTCGTCGATAATCATTTTGGAGATACCCTTATTTTGTGCGAGGGTGGTTATTTTTTGGAACATATCGTATTGGGCTTTCTCGCGATACGGCATTGATTGCCACTCCGTATAACGTCGAATTTTCATCATATCCTGGGAATACGAACCGCCTTCACACATAACCTTACATCCATAGGATGATTCTTTAAGGAGGGGATTTACTGGCATACCGCAACGAGTTGGATCGTTGTTTTGATTGTCGTCTGCGCCGTAGTAGCGCCATTCTGCGCTTTGGTCGAGAGATTCATCCTTATACAGAATACTACACGCCGGATTTTTACACGTAAGGAACCCGTCATCGGTGAGGACGACCTCACTCGCGCATACTTCACAATTCTCTCGAACACCTGATTTTCGATAGAGACATTCCACGTTTATATCAGGTTTAATAAAGAGTGCTGAGAGTTTCTTTGTGGACGGGTTTGGAGCAAATGAGGCCGCTGTTTGTTTTGGTGAATGTTGAACTGGTTCTGGAATATGTAATCTCTCTTGTTCTTCCAATAATTCTGGCGTGAACTCGGCTTCTATTTTACTCCATATACTTTCTGTGTAAAGCATCCGTTTATTACGTTTGGTTTCATTTCCTTTTGATATTATACCTGCGTGGTCGTTGCCACCGCCACCGCCACCGCCACCGACACTGCCACCACCGCAACGGTAATGACGTGTACCACCGAAACCGAACACTTTGGACGATGATGAAATGGAACTTGTATTTGTGGGAATAAACACACCGTGGCACGCATTTAAGTTTGATTGCATTATTATAACGTATATGAACAATGTGCTTTTTCGGGTAGTATTTAATCCACTCTTTAAATATATCATATATTTATTTCTTTATATCAATTTTATGGTGCAAACAATGATGTATGCGTCCACCCAAACGAACTATTATCTATGGTTATATCAAATATGGGAAATACTGTATCCGCAAGTGGTTCGACCTCTTCCGCCACTGGAACAGATGATATTGAATCAATGGCATTGAAATTGGATTTGTACGCCCAGCGCATTATATTAAAAGAAGTGAAATTTAATTCGTCGCTCTCAGATAGCGGGAAATGTGAAAAACTCATTATTATTACAAGTGAAGTTCTGAATCGCCTGCCATTTCGACTCATTTCATATATGGACCGTCGTCATAAACTCTTTTCCGAGAGATATGAAATGTTTAACGCGATGGACCGCGCACTTCTCGTAAATACCAACCCAGAAATTCTGAAAGAGAACAAATTAGATGAATCAAATGAATTTAGAAAGAGACAAATGTGCGTGGGTCTTGCTCGGTTCTATGTTCAGATTGGTAATCTTTTCAATGCAATAATGTCGACGATGCGTCCTTATAATTATGAAAATACGCGACGAACCGGTCCTGACAATTTCTATGATATGCTAACCTTTGGACTGATTGAAGGGCGGAATGTGGGTGCGGAGGACCGCGCGAGGTATGAAACAACGAATATGTCCGGATTTTCTAAGAAACAGAAAGATATGCGAGAGAAATTGGACCGCATTCTCAGATTTGGCGCAGTGGTCCCGGACATCGCTCCTGGCGCAGGAATATGTTCTCTCAAAAACGACCTTGAGCAGAGCAAAATCACTCCGATGACAATGGCCGGAACATCATCTTCTGAAAATAAAATCCGACCATCCATTTTCGCAATGTTGGAAGAATTGTATTATGATATTTTCCACCAGACATCCAGTACGAATCCGAAAACCCCGCAGTTCATTGCGATGAGTGCGGCGATGAAAGAGCAAATCTATCGCACTGACGTTCAACATCTCTTTCGAATTGTCACGGGGGGGAAGGAACCAGGTCCGGATATTAAAACATTCGCAGATGTTTCGCGGTATATCAACGATAATGATGAAATCAATGCGTGGTGCCAGCGTGATGATAATAAAACGCGAAAAATACCTGTAACGGATGAATTGCGAAGTGATTCTGGATTTGTAGAATATATCAAACACGTGAAGGAAATGATGCGAACCACCACGAAGGAACGTAAGGCGATTATCTCATTATTGGACAGAATATTCGTGACAATGAAGAAAAGCGACGAAGAACTTCTTCAGATTGAAGAGAACTGGGACAAAGGTGCCTACCGTCGCATAGAAGGGTTTGACCGTGATGACGAATATTCGCGCAAGTTTTTCCAGTTGAATCTGAAATATGACTTTTTCATTAACCCCAACTTGACAGATGCGGATTTACAAATTATAACCAATGAAGCGCGAACACGTATTGTTCGGTTATACGCGGATAGTTACCAGAGATTTTTTAAAGGGTTTCAAATCCTTCAGAAAATCCAAGAAGACGGGGCGTTGAAAGCATTGATGGCGAAGGTGAACGTGGCGAAGAAGGCGCAGGAAGAGCCGGGAGGGAGCGGGAATGGTAGTCAAAAAACAGAGGTGGCGTCGTCGGCGCCGAAAATCAATTTCAATACAGACTCTTTTCAAGATGAGAAAACTGTATCAGAAAATATATATGAAAATTTATCCAAGAAAAGTATAACGGTAGCAAATTCGTTTATAACGTTGGCGCGCGAAATTTATAATCGTGGAAGTGGTGCAGATGAAAAATTGCGGACAAGATTATGGGATACATTACGACGTTTACACAATGATATGAGAGAATATACGGATAGAGACCATATCGACCGGAATGTGGAAGGACTCGTAAATCAAAAAATTCAAAATAACAAGTATTTGTATGAACATATCATTCAACAACCACAGCAATTTCAAGGCCCTACTCGGACGCTAAGTGGTGGGGTCGTTGGGAATCCAACGTGAAATTTTACAGGTAGGTAGGTTAGTTCAATCGGTCCTCCAACTTCTGGAAATACTCTTGATTATACACCAAATTCCCTGTAGGTCGGTATGAATCCGTGGACTTGTATTCTTTCTTGTCGCTTCCTGCCGAGGAAGCGCCCGCGCCGCCACCACCCCCCGGAAATGGATTGCGCTCATTGTATAACAACGCATTTGCGTCTTCGGGATTTCGTGGAATGCCACTGCCTCCGCTGCCGCCGCCCCCCATCGCACCACCGCCCATCGCGCCCCTGTCATTGTATTTTATGACCTTACCTTCTTCGTCATATAATATCGGTCGTCCATATTCATCAATCGCCGTTCCTGTCTTTTTCTTGAATTCATTGCGGACATAATTAGGAACATAATGATGCCACGAAATGAGAAGAAGGTTGGGGTGAGTATACCGCACCATAAATTTATTCTCTTGTAGTTTATCCACAAGATACGCAATACAACCTGCGTGATCGTAATTTGCGACACCCAAAATGATTTCAGGAACGATGTACCAACAGAATTGTTGATGGCATTTTTGACGCGATGTCAATTTGATTTTCTCGTGAATACGTGTAAGTATTTTGTTATACGTAAATAACTTGTTCTTATCCTGCTCTTGCTTTTTTTCGTATAAATCGTCTAAATTGATTTTTTCCACATTTTCCACATTATCGCCGGCAAATTTGAATAAATCATCCATTGCGTTTGTTCGTACGTGCGTACGTGCGTGTCTCTCTGTTTCTATTGTATGTATGTAAACACGACAGAAAATAATGATTTTCGTCATAACGCGCTACTACGCAGTATCCGTCAAAAATCATAATAAATACACTTCGCGTTCATTACATATATACGCATCACTCGAAGAAAATGGTCGAACCAATGAAACCATATCCAACAATTAAACACATTGTTATTTCATCAGGTGGTCCCGCAGGACACATGATGTATAGTATTCTTCGCACGCTGAATTTGAAAGGGATTTGGGATATCGCGAATATTAAATCGATTTATGGTTCTTCCATCGGTTCATTTGCCGCAATTCTTATCGCATTGAAATATGATTGGGAGGTTATGGACGATTATCTGATAAAGCGCCCTTGGGAGAAGATATTCTTTTTGTCGTCGTCGTTGTCCAACAGTGGAGAACACGCAAATGAAACCACGTCGTCTGGGTCATCGTCAAGTTGCGGTGGCGGCAGCGCCTTATCCGACGCGAAAAATAAACTAGACTACATCTATAAGTTATACCGAAATCACGGATTATATGGTTTGAAAGAATTCAGCGAAATGTTGCGCCCGGCACTTCAAGGCAAGGATATCAATATCGACATAACATTTCAAGAATTTTACGAAAGAACGGGTATCGAACTTCATTTCACTGTGACCGAATTAAATAAATTCCAAAGCATTGATTTAAGTCATAAAACACATCCCAAACAAGGGTTGGTAGAAGCGTGTTATATGAGTTGTTGCTATCCATTTGGATTCACCCCGATTTATCGCGATGGGTGTTGTTATATCGACGGTGGAGTTATCAATGATTATCCGGTAAATGAATGTATTCGTGGTCAGAAATGCGACTTGCGTGAAATACTTGGCGTGAAGATGCTTTGGGAGAGAAAACCTGCGTATTTGACAGAGAAATCGTCGGTTATTCAGTTTATATCTACGTTTTTTAACCAAATCAAGGGGAATTTGTTTGAGAATCGTCCGACTACACCGGTTCCAAATGAAGTGGTTTGTGTTTCTAAAGTGTTTGCGTCGCAGGATTGGATAAACTGGATGAAAGATGAGAATTATCGTCGTGAATTGGTATTGCGAGGAGAGACATTTGCGAATGTATTTTTATCTTATCGTCAAAGTTTTCATTCAATAGGTGTAGACAACAAGAAAGACTTAATACAAAATGACACGATTATTCATAGTGTATTACCGGTTGTTGAATTGCCGTCATATGACAATTCTTCCGGGACACAAGAAGTAGCCGCGACGCCTGCCGCGACGCCTGCCGCGACGCCTGCGTCTGACGAGTATATGATTACAAACAATGAAGTCACGATGATATAGCGACGCATAGGATGGGGGCGGGGCGAACCGTTCTTATGCTTCTAATACTGTATCCAAAAATTCCTTAATCTTTTCCTTCTCTGGTTTGGCATCATATTCAATAACCTGACCGTCTTTTACCAATTTAATTGTAGGATACCCTTCAATCTTAAACTTATCTGCCATATCCGGTTCGGCTTCACAATCTACGGTTTTAAACGAAACTGTGTATCCATTGATTTGTTTTCCGTTAAGTTCTTTTTCTACCTCATCGAACACCGGTTTAGCCTTCTTACAATGAGGACACCAGTCCACTTTGAATAAAAAGAGTTGCGCGTTTTTATCGCCTTCGCCCCCACCAATACCATCAGGTGCTGACGTGGATGTTCCTTGTGCACTACTAAAGAATTTATTTAATCCCGGAATCATATCGTTTTTGATAACATAATAAAGAATACCGGCCAATGCGGCAATAATAACCAATGTTATGATAATATTTTTGGAGTTTGCGGACAATGCGGCACTTAACGATGACATTGTAGAGGAAGTAGATGAACCAACCGTAGTAGACCCAGACTCTACCATATGAAATGAAAGTATTATATTATAGCATTGGAACTTTAATATAATGTTTAAACGAACGACCGAAACAAAAAGAATATGAAATCAACTCTTGATAGTATATAATGACCGATACGACATATACCTATAATGATATTTCGTGATAAAACAACCGGTGCTTTACTAAATATTCGTAGGGATGAATACATCAATGACCAATTGTATTTTCAAGAATTGATTCGCATTACGAGTGAACACCAGGCAAATGGGGGGTTATCACCGAAACTACGGTATACTCGCCCATTTGATGAAGTTATAAACGAAGGACAACGACACCTAAAACCGCAATAATCAGAATAAACCCAGCAGTTATGAAAAAGTTGAACTTTAAATCTGGAAATAAATCTGTATCAAGAATTCCATTTGTATCCATCACCGGTTTGATAGCATTAAATAAAATAATAGATGTGGCAATCAATAATCCAATAATAATGAACTTCATTATCCACGACCCCCAAGAACTGGATGATACTGAGAATGGACTAATGAAAAATAGAAGAATCAGAAGAAGAGACACGCCTAAAATAACACAGGAATACTTGGTTTTTTCACTATATTGGACGATGTAGTTTGTAGGGTCTTCAAGGATTGACATAATGGAAAATATAATAAACCTATATTATACATAAGTGCGTTTATTATTTTTGATGTCAAAGACGCAAAGAAGAAAATATCGACGAAAATATTCTAGACTGTTGGCAGACGACAGTGGAAACGGCAATGTTTCACTTCGTGCGAAATTACTAGGTGGTGGTAGTGGTGGTAGTGGTGGTAGTGGTGGTAGTGGTGGTAGTGGTGGTAGTGGTGCGGGAACTCATAAAAATCGTTTAATACCGACCAATCGCACTAAAAAAGTGAGAGCATTTACCAAGAAGGATTTTAATAGTGGCGACGGAATGCTTACAACCGTATGGGGACCAAGTATGTGGCATTTCCTCCACACAATGAGTTTCAATTATCCAGTTTCACCTACCGAAGAACAGAAACGTCATTATATGGATTTTATACTGAACTTAAGGAACGTTCTTCCTTGTAAATACTGCCGAATGAATTTAACAAACAATTTAGCCACACGCCCTTTGAAAATGTGTCATATGGCGAGTCGCGATACATTTTCACGCTTCGTTTACGAACTCCACGAAACCGTAAATCGGATGTTGGGAAAGAAGTCAGGGTTGACATATTGTGATGTGCGCGAGAGATACGAGCATTTCAGGTCGCGATGCACACAGGACGCACCCAAAGTATTTGATTTTACGAAGTTGTATGATGGTAAAAATAGTGATAAACACGAAAAAGGGTGTACGGAACCACTCTATGGGAAAAAGGCGAAATGCGTTATTTCGATTGTTCCGCAAGAGGTGAAGGTTCCGACATTTAGTGTAGACGACCAATGTATAAAAAAGCGAGCCGACAATGACAAGAAATAAAATATGAGTAGAATGTATAGTTGGTGAAAAATGTCAAGGAGACGAGCGCCACCACCAGGAGCAGCGCGGGGTGGAGATGATTGTCACGACCCTTCTATGCCTGAATTAGTAGATATACGAGAAGCAATGAATTCAATGTCAGAAGAGAAAAAGTCGGTATTTAAACCGAGATTTGATTTACTGCATCAGTTAGAAGATCAGTATAAAGATGCGTTGTCACAACCGTCATTACAAGATACCATAAGGGACCAATTGTTCCGGAATGTATTAACTGTAGAAGTAAAACGTATTATACGTCCAATCGTATCACAGTTTTTTGACGTAGAAGAACGACCGCCACCTAATTCAGTTACATCAGATGAAAAAGATCAGATATCCGATTGTATTTTTAAAATGTTATCTGATGATTTGCCACTGATAAGTCTTATTCCAATGGTGATTCGGATGTATTTGAAAGCATGTTATAATGATAGTCCATTCAGAATGGCGCTTGCAGGTTCATTTGTGGGTTCAAGTATGTATACTGCGTGGGTGGGAGGAATGAATAAAATTACGAGTTTTGGTGCGGATACGTGTAGTTCCATCTTAAGTGTAATGGAATATTGTGTTTCGATGGGGTATAATTCAGACTACCAATTTATGGCGGCCTATGGACAGTTCCTGCCGCCTACTGTTATCCGTGATGTCATCGGAGATAACATTCAATATTTACTTCCATCAGCTGGGGGGGCATTTGCGATGTCGAACATATTTCTTTTGGGTTATATTTATGGACCCGATAATTTTGTTCCAGCAAGGGAGTTGTTAGAAGCGCACAATGCTGCGCGCAGTGCCATTGGTTTAAACATACAACCGGGACCGGGAGCGGGGGCGGCGGCAGCGGCAGCACCGGGGGCGGCGGCAGCACCGACCGCACCTGTATTTTTTGGACCAGAACCACAACCACCTATCATCAGGAGGATGTATGAAGAACTAAAAAGTTCAATGAGAACATTGGGAACAATCGCAATCAATCATTTATGTCGGTTGGTTGACATTATTCGTAAAATTAAATATATAAAACCGGGTGTTATTGGCAATATCGACATAAGTTTCCAACATAAAGCAAATTCGTTTGCCATCGCGTCTGTGAATTCAATGATGAATGTTTTAAACGTTCAAGCTGCCGAAACTGGATTATCGAGAGACATATTGTATGCTAAAAATATGTTAGACGCAATATTTCCATCTGTCATTCGCGAAGGAACAGAAACTGCCGCAAAAGAAGAAATCATATTGACAGCTCATCGGATAAAACAAGGAGTAATTGATTGTTTAAAATTAATACCTGGGTTTGATATTCATAAATTAGAATGGGCGTGCGTTGTTTTCAGAAGTGATTTGACCCAAGATATGGTAAATACGGCAACTCGGCGTGAGTTGAGCTACATCTTAGAAATGTTGCTATTGGCTTCAAGGGAGGTTCAATTCGACAATTCGCAAGCCGCCGCCGCCGCTACCGATTCGCAAGCCGATTCGCAAGCCGATTCGCAAATGAGCCAAAGTAGCACAACCGCACGTTCTCCAATGACTCCGGTACATGTGAGATTAGACGATATTTCGCCACAATTTCTTAAGCGATTAGAAGGCGATGATGGTATGTTTCGAACACGAGAAGAACAGGAATCATTAGAAAAAATGCTGTCTCATATTAGTTATTTCGGTAGGGCGTTCAAATTATTTGATAAAACTGGTTTGTTGTTGAAAAAAATGGCGCATTCCAAAGTAGTTCAATGTTTATCAACGGAGACGACCGAACTTGCGAAAGAAATGTATCTTAAGTTTAGTAAACCATCCAATGGGTCCACCGCTTTACGTCTTCGTCCAGATTTATTTCCATTTATTCTGAGTCTAGAACGTTTATTAACTGGGCCGTGGGTTGGTATTCTTAATCATATAAAAACTTTATATCAGGAGGGTGAAACATATGAAAACATCGTGAATAAAGTATGCGCGAACGTCGGAATTACTGACTATAAACAATTTCATAATTTTGTTCGTATGTTACTAACGCGTTTAAAGTTAGAAGCCCTTTGGAATATTGACTCTGCGTCATTTCAACACGTAATACGAACGTTATCGAACGAAAGCGGCCAAACGGTTGAACGTGGAGACCTTACTGTGAATATTAATACTACAAATTTACGAATTACGGAAGGAGGCTATTTTAAAGTATTGGAAGTTATTCCAGTCGAATTATTTGAAAAAGACTTTATTCTTCCACCGTTCGCAACTGAAGCGTTACAGAGGTTACAGAGGTTTAGAACTACCGCAAATAATCTAAAAAACCGACTGACTGACTCGTTGTGGAGTTCCGCTGCATCGTGTGAACCGGCAACGGTACTACTTCCCGTTGTCGATCAAATTAATCGTGAACTACCTGCTTCGGCTGATTCATCGGAGCAGGAAAGAAAGAGTCCGCGGCGCGATGCTGATTCGGCTGATTCATCGGAGCAGGAAAGAAAGAAACCGCGGCGCGAGGCTGATTCGGCTGATTCATCGGAGCAGGAAAGAAAGAAACCGCGGCTCGATGCTGATTCGGTTGATTCATCGGAGCAGGAAAGAAAGAGTCCGCGGCGCGAGGCTGATTCGGCTGATTCATCGGAGCAGGAAAGAAAGAAACCGCGGCGCGAGGCTGATTCGGCTGATTCATCGGAGCAGAAAGCGCTTATGCCATTTAGTGAGAATCAAGTTATCATTGCGACAGAAGTTATGAATGGAATAATCGATACAGAGTTGGCACGGGAAGCAGCAGAAGAACAATCCAAGAGAATAGCCGAAATGGAAGATGGTACCGACCGACTGCTTCATTTACCGGTAGTTCATTCATCACAAGAGAGTATACAAAGCAGAAGCAGAAGCAGAAGCAGAAGCAGAAGCAGAAGCAGAAGCAGAAGCAGAAGCAGCAGCAGACGCCCGACAAACCAAACACAAAAAAAAGAGAGAAGACGCAGAAGTAGAGCGAGGAGCAGAAGAAACAGCAGAAGCAGTGATGATTTCATTGGGGGTAAGACCCGTCGTCGACGCAATAAAAAATGTAATAATAACACGCGTGGGCGAAAAAATTGAAATCCTTTTTTTTGATTTCATCCATCTATAGGTTTCTCAGATACTACGATGCAATCAAACACAACGACGACTCGGCCTTCTATTCGTATGGAGCACATTCACTCCTCTGACATTGGGAGTCACATTTGGAATATTTACTCAAAGGAATCATCACAGACAATCGATGAATACTATCTCTGTCAACAAATGTATCTTCTCTCTCAACCCACTATGAAACTTGACAAAGCATTATCATATCATCACGCACTGGTATCGCGTTCATTTGTATCTTCAGCTAAACTTCTGGTGCGCGAATTTCCGAAAGGTCTTCGCGTGAATACAGGACACGGACACTTGGATTATTTTGACACAACGAACGGAAGAATCGACGCGGACAACAACGTCGACAAACACACAAACATAGCACGCATCACTCATCATCGGCATCTTCATCTTCACCGCAATTGTAACACGTATCAACTCATCACATTATCAGCAATGTCCGGATTACTCATCGCGCGGCTTTTCACTACCTCGCCTGAATCCGTAATACGATGCTCGTTACGTTCAATGAAACAACACGCACAAATCACAGCGTATTATATCCATTCTGCTCTCGCAAGTGAGATTCTCATCGGGAATCGTTATTACCGCAATATAAGAAATATTACACCACTGAAGTATGCGGTTGGGACTCCAGATATCAATTATCAAATGGTAGATATCTCACCTGCGAGTATGTCCGCGACCAAGCGCCAACTTTGCCAGTTATACGCCAGTGAAATCGGTCGTCTCACTGACCTCGTGAAGCAATACAAGCGCGGGTTGGTCAACCTTGACGAAATTCAAAACGACCCCGAGTTTGGTCGTCTCTTTACCGTATTCTGGCGATATTCCAATCAGGTGATGAAAAAAAAAACCGAATTTGAAAAACACGTGTTTTCACTTGACAGCGAGGACGATGACAACGACGACCCCTTCGCCGAAAATAACAAATACAATCGACACAGACGGTTCTATAGATTCAACGATATAAAGCAAATCAAGCAATTCTTCGTCTTCTCGGAAATTTTCGATGTGTTTGTATTGGTTCCGCGACTTTACGACTATGACATCGTTCATCTATTTGACAATAAGAAACAGTCGTTTGTAAAATACGTCAACGTTTCGCGAAACACACTTATTCGAATGGCAAATGATGGAATCACGGCGGCGTTTCTCTCGTTCGCGGCAATCGAACCCACGATGGTGACGCCAGAAATGGCCCCAAGAGTAGGTGAGATATATCAAAACATATCGCTCAAGAGTTGCGCGAACCATATACCTCGACGCGACCCATTGTATGGCGCATTACGTGTCAAGCACAGCGCACATATCCCGCGCACGGCAAGTGTCGTTGCCATTTATCCCAGACGTGGTAGGTCTGATAATAATCTCACAGACGACTGTATTGTCAAATCCATCGCAGGAAGCGAAGAGTCGCAAACGAGGAATCGAATACGACGAACCATACAACATATACGCAAGTCATCCATTCGCAAACTCTATCTCAATGTGAATAAATTGGAATGGTAACGAAGACAATGTGTCCTGATTTCGTGAGCAATAAATTGAAATGTTTTTATTCATACTACAAATTGATTCAGACCTGAAGACAATGGTAGACAATCGTTCCCTTACCGCCGCTGGTGCCGCAGCTGCCGCCAGAGCAACTGAAATCGAAAATTACGAAACACAGACGAGACTATGGAATGAAAGCGAATATGTTGAAGAATGTCGTGAAGCGAGAGAACGCGCCATCAATAATACACCTGTATACAATACTGGCAATCGAGTTCATCATATTCGGAGCATTCAAGTGCCAGACGCGCATACTTGGAATCAGTTGTTCGGACGCGAAATATTACCCCCTACACTTCGGCAATACTCCCAAGCATCAATCGATTACTACCAAAGGAATACGAATACGAATACTAGACAACCAATTGCGTTTGCAGGACAAATGAATGTATCAATGATTATGATGGAAAATTACCGCCCGCGCGTTCACATCGCAATATTCATCGTGTATCTCGTGCCACATCGAGAATTCCACGACGGACATATCATTCAGACAGAATTTAGTGAAGGTAGTCGCACACATCAAAACATAAATCGTATGTTTGACCCAAACGAAAATGCGATAGTCGAACAGGTTACAGAATACGACATCCTACGATTCGTCGCAGACCATGATGAAATGCTGGATTTGCTTTATTCGAATTTCATTGACCCGGATTTCAATTCATTGCGATTTGCGCATCGCGATGGAGGATACGTGGTCGACCCCAATTTTCAGGGACAACATCAATGGAACAACGATATTGTCCTACGATTACATGAAGAACAAAGAGAACAAGCAAACGCTGACATTATTATTCGAATTCCGCCACCTCCTCCCGTAAACAATTTTGAGGAGATTTACAGACAAAATATTATACAATACGAAGACAATGCGGACGACAACGATATATTACCGGTGCAAACGTAAATAATGAACAATTGAATACATAAATAAAAATAATAGAATATCAACTATTTTCATTTCATTTCATTTCATTTCATTTCATTTCATTTCATTTCATTTCATTTCATTTCATTACATTTCATTTCATTTCATTTCATTTCATTTCATTTCATTTCATTTCATTTCATTTCATTTCATTTCATTACATTCCAAATTGACTAAAATCGGCCATAATCGGTCTTGGCGCATTAATGTCTTCCGATCTGGAATAATTTGGCACTTTTTTACATTCAAACGCGGGTTCAGGACATCGCGCACACGCAGGACAAGGAGGGCATTTATTTTCGCAACCGCAACTGCCACCGCCACTGCCACCGCCACTGCCACCTTTGGCGTTGTCATTTCCAAAGACACTGTTTATTCCTGGAATACCACCCGGTGCGTTGAATGGAAATGAACTAGGCGACATTTCCGAAACAGGAGTTCCCAATGTTGACGTGCTCACACCACCATTAATATTCGGGTCATACTTCGTCTGACTTGGTATTTTCGTATTCGAAGGTAAATCCTTGGTTGCGATAGGTTTTAAAGGATCTGGAATATCGCTAGGTCTGGTAGTTGTGAAACCATCGCGAACATACTTGCCTAAACTTGATGCGAGAATCAATGCTAACAGTAAAATAAGTAAGAGATGAACCCTAGTAAGTTTCATATTTGCGCAGTAGTATAATACTATATATACACAAAAAGTTTTTGAATAAGGAAGAATTGAATTCATTTTGTATCTTTATTGATATAATACATTCATTCCCATATCAAATAATTATATGACGGATATAGTTAGCAGTGATGTTATTCTTACAAAGAAACCTCGAAAACCTAGATGCACGCCGACAACTCTTGCGACATCATTTAGAACATACGGAGGAACATTCAATGAAACAGATAATAACGAAAACCCGAATGGTTCTACCGCTTTTCCATATTATACATACGAAATTGGTGTAGATGAAGCTGGACGCGGTCCCTTATTTGGACGTGTCTATACTGGCGCTGTTATACTGCCGGCACATAATCCGGATGCTGATACTGGTGCGTCTGGTGCGTTTGACTTTTCACTGTTGAAAGACAGCAAAAAGTTTACATCAGACAAAAAAATACGAGAGGTAGCCGATTATATTAAAGCCAATGCGGTTGCGTGGGCGGTATCCTATGAAGAAGCAGAAGTCATCGACCGCATCAATATACGACGAGCAACACTTCAGTGTATGCGGAACTCTGTGAATACCGTTGTAAAAAAACACCGACTAGACATCGAGGGGACAACAACACCACATCCGAAACATACCGACTACCTTCTTCTAATTGACGGCAACGATTTCATCCCAATGGGAACGTATAATCAGGAGACAGATGAAATGGAAACATATACACACGTTTGTGTAGAAGGCGGTGATAATACATATGCAAGTATTGCGGCGGCATCGATTTTGGCGAAGGTCGCGCGGGATGACTATATCGAACAATTATGCGACCAATATCCAGTGCTGGATGAAATGTATTCGCTGCGAGGGAATAAAGGTTATGGTGCAAAAAAACATTTGGATGGAATTCGAGAACACGGGATTACACAGTGGCACAGGAGGTCGTATGGAATATGTAAGGAGTTCGCATAGCGAACGGATATCGTGAGATAAGGAGTTCGCATAGCGAACGGATATCGTGAGATAAGGAGTTCGCATAGCGAACGGATATCGTGAGATAAGGAGTTCGCATAGTGCGTGCAACTAACTAAACTAGAACTCATTTGCACCGTATCCGAAGATTCCTCCTCTACCTCCTGCTGGTGATGTTTTGTTGGTTATTTCCGATATTTTATTTTTCAATATCGAGTTTTCCAGTTTCACGGTGCGCATTTCTTCGTCCATTTCAGCAACTTTGCCTTTGAATTCTTCGATAAGTTTTTGGATATGAAGTAGCATTTCCAGGGTCGTTTTATTTTGTTTCGCCGTGGCGGCGGCGGCGATAGTTGACGCGGTAGGGACACCGATTGACATATTCTACTATGTAATTTTTACCATAGTAGGGCAGTAGGATAAAAACATTTCAATTTTATTTTATGATGAATACATATACCCTCTCTAATGGTGTGCGCCACATCCTGCGCCATTGCGTTTATATTCATCGTTGCTAACATCTACTGCTGTGCTTTCTCTCACCGTTCTGGTGGGGTCATCCAGGAATTTGTCGCGAAGTTATCGCCGGAGAATCAGCAGAGGTATGCCGTGATTACACGTGAGAGACAGGGTATTTATTTTATGGGGTTGTTTCTTGGTTTCATACTTTCAATGATATTACTTGTATGCTGTCGGAAGTATTTCTTGGGTGGCGGTGGCGCACGTGGTGGAATGTTGTGTATGGTCGCGGCCGTCGCATTTAGCGTGAATTACTTCTATTATATTCTCTCGCCGAAGACAGATTGGATGGTGCTTCATCTGAAGTCGGGCGAAGAAACACAAGCGTGGTTGAAGGTATATCGCACAATGCAAGTAAACTATCATATCGGACTCGTTCTGGGAATTTTGGCAGTGGTTGCGTTTGGGAATGCGTTGTGTTCGGCGTAATATATCAATCAATAATACAATATAAATAATAATCTTATTGTATTGTATAACACACTTTGAACGATGGATTTCTCCTCTTCCGAATCGGTGGACTTTATGGCCACCGCCCCCGACCAGAAGAACTTTCTGAAGAAGAAGGTTGTTCCTGCGATTAAGAATGCTGTTCCTGTTGCGGCCCGTGTCATTCCAGCAGTAGCCCCGTTTGTTCCTGCTCTGCGCCCTGTTGCTGCGGTAATTGAAGCAGTTCGCAGGTAAACCGCGCACACACATCCCGCGCGCATCCCGCGCGCATCCCGCGCGCATCCAGCACGCATCCAGCACGCATCTTAAACAGTATATCGCGATAACCGAGCGGAGCGGAGTGAGTGGCGCCGTAGGCGGAACGAATGAAGCGACGCGATAACCGAGCAGAGCGGAGTGAGTGGCGCCGTAGGCGGAACGAATGAAGCGACGCGAGACGATATAAAATTGATATTCAAATTCCAATATAAAGCAATTACAGTGTTTCTTTATATTGTCAGACAAACGAACGATGCGCGTCTTAGTCTTTGATACCGAGACTACCGGTCTCCCTCCTAAAAATACACCCACAAACCGAACTGACAATTGGCCTCACGTAGTCCAGTTGAGTTGGGCGATTTATAATGACGAGACAAAAGAAATCGAAGAAGAGAAGGATTTTATTATATCTCTCGGAACCCATATTCCGATTTCACCAGAGTCCACCGCCATCCACGGAATTACAAGCGAGTTGTCACGCGCGCGTGGCATTCCTATTGAAGTTGCGTTGTTTGATTTTAAACACGCAGCCAACCGATGCGGAAGAATGGTTGCACACAATCTGGAGTTTGACAAGAATATGCTAATCGTCGAGTTTTATCGAGCTAGAATTTTCAACTCTGTGTTTCCGCCGTCTGAATACTGCACGATGAAACACGGGACGCCGATATGTAAACTCACGAAGACGTGGGATGACGGGCGAACCTCGTTGAAATTCCCCAAACTCATTGAATTGTATCACAGACTCTTTGGAACAGACATTCCTTCACCAGTGGGTCTTCATAATGCGAAAGTAGATGTGGATATATGTTTGAAGTGCTATGTGAAGATGACGGAGAACATTAGCAAAGAGGAATACAAATGATATGTCGATACACTACAACAAAATATAATAATAATAATATAATAATATAGTTATGAAAAAAACGTTATCAAAACCATCCTCTGGACGAAAATCACCAGAAGGAGGCGTCGCTGCGTCAGCTGCGCCTGCTGCTGTGAAAACACAAAAATCAAAAAGTAAAAAAAGAGATGACTCCACTCCAACATCACCAGAACTTAAGGAGATGATAGATACACTAGAAAGGCAACATACTACATCCGATGGAACTATAAAACCGTGGTTTGAAACAGATTTTTTACAAAATGCGTTATATCGTCGTCTTATTCCCATTGTTCCTTATACGCCAAACCCAAATCCTATTTTTTATGTATTGGTTGGTCCAGCATCTTCTGGCAAATCCTCTGTGAAATCACAGATACCTCATTTCACAGAAACAATGCGTAATGCGATAAATTTAGACGTTGATGAAATTAAATTATATGGAAATGACACTCTATCTGAAAAAGTAAATAAAGAAGGAAAAACCGTAAAAGTTGTCGAAGGGATTCAATTCAATTACAATGAGGTTCTTGCTAAAATTCGAAAGATGGTATTTTCAGCAGCATTAGCCGGTGGCAAGGGACAATATAAAAATATCATTTTGGATTCAACCGGTTCAATGAAAGGAGTTATAAAAAAATATATGATGGATGCAAGAAAGCACGGTTATACTGTAAAAGTCATCATCGTCCATTCGACGAAAGAATTGTGTATGACTCGCGTGGAAGGAAGAAACCGACACCTAACTAGTCAAGGACGCGCAACACGTGTTATTTCTCCGCAAACCATAAACAGTATATATGACAGGTTTGTAAAGGACCAAACCGCGAAATATTTTGCGACTGACCCATCCATTCTTTCCAAAACAGATGAAATCTATTGTATTGATAATAATGGTGCTTCGCCAATTATCCTTGCGCAGAAAACAGTTGATTCGGGTAGAATTGTTGTATCTCGCGAAAGTTCGATGGTAGATGTTCCGAATGCGTTTTATGGACTCACGATTTCTAGTAAAGGTGAAATTCAAGGTGGAAATAGAAAACGACAAAAGACATATAAAAACATTCGGAATCGTGTCGGGGTCCATACTCGTAGGAAGGGATACACGAGTCTAATTAGAATCTGAATCCGATAATGATGCAGATACAGTATATTGTGAATAGGTAAAGTATACGTGAATCCGTTTCATTTTTCGAAGGTACTCCGCACTTACAGTCCAGTCAATTTCAGTTTTGTCAGTGTAATTTTTTATTTTGGGTTTGATGACACATAGACCACCTTTATATGGCCATAAGTTTGAACTAGTTGTTAGTAAATAAAGCACACGCGCCGGAGTTAAATATTGTAGAATCTGCGCTGTTCGGCGTTGGTCAGATACAGAAATGAACGCAGACAACGCAGGTAACGCAGACAATGACGTGGCCGCATCTACCGCACCAATAACAGAACACCAATAGGAATATCCAGGAAATGCGAGTGAGATGGTTTGAGAGAATAATTTCTTCCAATCTGAAAATGTTTTACACGCAATAACTTCGTCAGACCGAGAGTAAAGGAGAGGCCACAAATATAAATTCACGATATCCATAATTGTTTCATTTCGAAAGAACTCGATAGTATTGGATGTTAGCGATGAACCGGATGAATTATCTCCACATGTTCCGCCGAGTGGGTATACTGCATAACAGTATTCACCTACGCGAGGTCTCAAATATTGACGTTTTTCCCGTGTCATTTCACAATCTAGCCACGGATTATATTGTGAAAGCAACTGATAGAATTGTGTATTTTGTTTTGGTTCTTCGTGTAAACACCGAAGACGTGTATAATCAATACCAGTGCTAGTACTGGTAGTTGTTCCGATTTGATACATTGAAAGCGGAGGTGGGAACTGGAACATACGTTGCGTGGTCCAAACTTCTACAGGGTTTGCGAAGATGGTGGACGAAGAGGATGCAGATGATGAAGATGACGTGTCTTTTGAAATATTGAACATTTGATTGTATGCCGTATAATAAATGAATAAAATAATTTCAATTTTGCGATTCCTGCGATTCCTGCGATTCCTGCGATTCCTGCGATTCCTGCGATTCCTGCGATTCCTGCGATTCCTGCGATTTTGTTCATGACGAACAAAATTCACATATATCTTCCTCATCTTCTACCTCTTGTCTCTTCTCCGGTTCCACTGTAAACTGTTGCGCCTGATGTTTCGCTTTTCGTCGAAGGTAGTAAACTCCCGTTTTCAGTCCCTTATTCCACGCGTAAAAGAGCATCGATGTCAGAATATTATAATTCGGTTCTTCCACCCATAAATTCATACTCTGACTCTGGCAAATAAACGCCCCTCGGTCGGCCGCCATATCAATAATATGTCGCATCGGCATCTCCCATACCGTCTTATATTTCAGTTTTAGTGCTTCGGGTAGTCCGTCAATATACTGAACGCTCCCCTGATTTGCGATAATATTTGTCTTAACACGTTCATTCCATATTCCGAGGCGGATAAGGTCATTGATGAGATATCGATTCACCATAATGAACTCCCCTGCGAGGGTGCGTCGCGTATAAATATTACTAGTAATCGGTTCAAAACATTCGTTATTCCCGAGAATTTGGGACGTGCTGGCGGTAGGCATTGGTGCGAGAAGGAGCGAATTCCGGAGTCCGTGTTTTTGAATTTTGATCTTCAGTTCGTCCCAGTCATATTCTCTCTTTCGGTAAACGGATGGACCGAAACTTGCAGGGTCAACCCCCCACATATCAAACTGGAGGATACCTTGTGATGCTGGAGAACCATCGAATGTTTCATATGCGCCATATCGCGCAGCAAGCGTCATCGACGCTTTAAGTGCCGCATAATAAATCGTTTCGAAAATCTCTCGGTTGAGGACGCGGGCTTCTTCACTGTGGAATGGAATATTCATCATCATAAATACGTCGGCAAGACCTTGGACACCGATTCCGATGGGGCGATGGCGCAGATTGCTTGTGCGCGTCTTTTCGGTGGGGTAGTAATTGATATTGATGATTTGATTGAGGTTGTCAACGACGAGAGCAGTTATACGTTCGAGTTCTGCGAAGTCGATATGGGGGGTGCGTCCCCCAACGACGCCAGCTCCGCTCGATTCGGATGCGACTCCTGAGCCAGAGACCACGGAGGACCCGGAGGGGGCGGAGTGGTCGGAGGCGACGGAGGAGATAGCGTCGGAGCCGGAGGCGACGACGAATCGGTTAAGGGCAATACTCGCCAGATTACACACCGCCGTCTCATTTTCATCCGAGTATTCCATAATTTCTGTACACAAGTTGCTGCTTTTAATGGTTCCGATGTTCTTTTGGTTGCTCTTCTTGTTCGCAGCATCTTTGAATAAAATATACGGCGTTCCCGTTTCCATCTGACTATCTAGAATTTTAAGCCACAAATCACGCGCCTTCACTTGTTTACGCGAACGACCTTCGCGTTCATATCTCTCATATAACGCTTTGAATTCATCGCCGTATACATCTGCGAGACCAGGGCATTCATCCGGGCAGAAATAGGACCACATATCCGCCGCACCCGCGCTCGCGCCTCGCACTCGTTCCATAAACAAGTCCGGCATCCACACCGCATAAAAGAGATCGCGTCCTTTCATTTCTTCATCACCGTGATTCTTCTTCATCTCCAAGAACTCTTCAATGTCGGGGTGCCACGGTTCCAAGTAAATCGCGAAACTCCCATTGCGTCGACCCCCTTGGTCGATATATCGCGCAGTATTGTTATACACCCGCAACATCGGAACGATACCATTGGACGAACCGTTTGTGCCACGAATATGCGACCCTGATGCGCGGATATTATGGATATGAAGTCCGATACCGCCGGCGTGTTTGCTGATTTTCGCACAGTCCTTCAATGTATCAAAAATTCCATCAATACTGTCGTTTTCCATTGCAATAAGATAGCACGAACTCAATTGAGGGCGCGGGGTGGCCGCATTGAAAAGTGTAGGTGTCGCGTGGGTCATATACTTCTTCGACATTGCGTCGTAGGTATTCTGAATATACACGAGTGTTTCGTAGGGTGTGCGTGTGTCTATGCGCTGACTGTGAATTCCAACTGCGACACGCATCCACATATGTTGGGGGCGCTCTACAACGACCCCATTAACGCGCATCAAATACGACCGCTCTAAGGTCTTGAATCCGAAGTAGTCAATTGCGTAGTCACGGCGATGGTCTATCATCATTTCGAGGGCTTCGTGGACAATAGATACGGGACCATTGTCCTCGCCGTAAGGAGAGCCAGGAACACTGACTGGTTCGTGAAGAAAATCCCAGACTTGCTTACTTATGATTGGAGTGTGTTTGCCGTGGGAGTCGCGGTATTCGTATAACGCGCGCATTGTGGCGTAAAATCCTTCGGAAATATTCTTGTGTGCGTTGGAAATAATAATATACGACGCAAGGGTTCCATAATCTGGATGCTGGACAGACATCATTGCGCATTGCTGTGCTGTGAGTTCGTCGATTTTTGTAGTTGGAATATCGTCATAAAGTTGGTCGATAATTTTGATGACAAGGGTTGTATAGTTCACGCCGGTTATGTTGGCGTCCTTGCCTAAGGTCTTTAGGCGGGCGAGAATTTTATCAAACGCGACAATCTCTCGGTCGCCGTTTCGTTTAATGACGTGCATATCCGACGAAGCAGACACAGACACAGATGTAGAGGTTGACATTTTGTATGCTAGATACTAATATATACAATATATACACAGGTTTAATATCATTTCATTCCATTCCATTCGATTTCATAATGAAATACTGTAAAGAATATATCGCCCTATTTCTCCTTGTCGTCGCGGTTGTCATTGTGAAACCACTACTTGACGCCATCCACGATTTTAGCGCGATTTCTGGTTCTAATTCTTCTAACGCGGAGAAGAAACGCGAAGGATTCAGTGCCGACCGCGTTCCATCTGGTGAATATCCGCGCGAGGTGGAAGAACCTCTATTGTATCCGGGATACCCCAAGAAACCCGGTCCCGAATATGGCGTAGTTCTCCGCGAAAATGACTCCACGAACAATTCTAAATTATATCCGGTGGCGGCGAATGTGAGCAGTTATGACCAGGCGACGAACAATGTGCGTGATTGGGTGACACCAGATAATGGTTCTTGTAAACCAGCGGGAATGTGTGGTGCGTTATATGCACCGAAGACACCGGATGAATACAAAGTTCCAGACCCACTGCCATTAGACCACCCAGGGCGCAGGGTGGGGTTTTATGCGGTGGGGGTGTGAAAAAGACAATAATGTAAACAATAAAAATAATAGATGTTTTTATTGTTAGACTTTACTCTCATCGATTTCAAGGTCGTCGATTTTGAAACAGTTGATTAGAACTTCGGATGGACCTTTCAACGCATGTCCTCCGGTTCCGCATCCCCCTCCTCCTCCTCCTCGTCCACGCCCGCTGCCGTATTTTTTATTCGTGAGAAACATACTATTGTTTATTGCCATTAATGTTGCCATATTCGTGGCTGTGGCTTCTGCTGCCGTAGACGCGCTACTATTGATAGAAGTCGTCGTTGCAACCGAAGAAGCAGTCGGAACAATCGCACTTTCCAGTTTTATGATTTTGAATTCACTCTCTCCACCGCCGTTATTGTCCGTCGTGTTTATTACGCTTGGCGGTGTCGTTGTTGTCTTCTTTTTCGCTGGTGCGCGATGTTCGTATCCCGTCTCTCGCTCTTCTTCAATGATCGCCCATACACGCTCAAGCACCTTAACTGCCTCCGAGAACCAAAGTCGGTTCCGACGCACGAGAACGCAACTGTATTCATCGAGATACCAGTAAATTGTCCGCACCCAGATATTCCGCGCGAGTTCGTGTTTGGCAAATACTGCCGCCTCCCACTTCGCGTATTCTTGTTCCGTGGTCCCAATCGGCGCATATTCATATAACTGTATCGGTTGTGATACATACCCCTGATTCGTCAATGTAGGTGCCGACTGAAACCAAAGAATGCGTCCTTTTTCGTTTACACCCGTATCCGCGCATGCACGGTTATACTCTTCCTCACTGTCGAATTCCTTGAATCGTGTTTCCACGAAATCGCATTCATCAAGGTCGCATACTTCCATTTGAATCTGGGTTTGAATCCAGTATTCCTCTTTCGGACTGCCAGTGATTTCACGATTAAAGATATTCTTAATTTCTACCATCCTTCCGTAAATGGGGGATGCCGGGTCAATATTGATACCATCAGGGGATGCGCCAATAAATGGGTAGGTATCGTGTTGAATACAACCGAATTCTCCTAATTTAGTATGATTCCGATGTTCGTATATCATAACTGTGAGAGGTTCATACCGTTGCCCCCAATGAAGTGGTGAATTCACGGGACCTTGTAGTGGTGTAGTAATGGGGGGTGACCCGATTTCGCAGGGACCTCCACCTCCACCTCCACCATAGTTTTTACACTTTTCATAGATGAGTTGATTGACAGAGGCTTGCGAACCAAACGCCTTTGATGCGGCACTGGCTGTAATTAAGTTATTCCGGCGCGCATACCATTCCGGTGTTCGCTGGTCGGGTTGCGGTTTATTGCGGAGGGTTTGGATTTTCTGGGTCATTGCGTCGATATTGTGGATGTAGGTCGGAACCGGAACCGGAACCGGAACCGGAACCGAAACCGAAACCGATGATCGGAACGGCGCGACTACCTCGTAAAATCTCTCGGATATGTCATTGTATAATTCCTGAATATATACATCTAGGACTTCATTTAATGCGTCGGCTTCTGCCGAAGTAGCAGTAGAGAATTCCGACCTTACGGGGGTTATCTCTGCAAAGTAGTTGCACAAATAGCTGTCAATCCACGTTCCAACGACTTCTTCTGTATTGAAGTCCTCGCGTTTGAATTCCAGAATATTCTCTCGCGCAATGTCGGCCAATTCATCAATCGCGTCGTTGATAATGGTCTCTCTATCTTCATCGGTTGGAAGGATGGAATACGGTGCGATGGATGCGTTAGGATTGGTTGGATTGTTGGTATTTTCGTTGTATGATTCTGATGTGTCGGTGTCGGTGTCGGTGTCGGTGTCATTATGGATGATATTATACTCGCTATCAATGATTTTAGCATTATCGGTCATACTTGATTCATAAACATATACAATGTTCAGAAAATGCGTTTATATTATTGTAAATCAATTTATTATTATATTCATTTATAGTAGCATTTCATTTATTCCATTTCATTTCATTTATTTTATTTCATTTCATTCCATATGGTTGGAGCCGGTTTACTCCCCGCAGCCATTCATAAAGGCGTCATTTATTTATTGTTTGGTCGAGAGAATGAACTTAATGATACACCCGGATGGGCCGATTTTGGTGGCGGGTCAAAACGAAACGAGACGATACTAGATGTTGCTACGAGAGAAGGAAGTGAAGAATTAAACGGTCTTCTGGGGTCCCAATCCGCGTTAAAAAAGGTCGCGGTTCGACATAAAATTGCGGAGTTGAAGTTCCATTCATATACCACCATCGTATTTAAAACCGACTACGATGAGAGATTGGAGAATTATTATTTGAACAATTACAAGTTTTTCGAAAAATACTTGCCTGGTGTAAAAAAGGAACCACACAATGGACTTCTTGAAAAGGCCGAAATCAAATGGTTTACGTTTGATGAACTCCGGAAGGCGCGTGGTAAATTTAGAGCATTTTACCGAAATATGGTAGATATTATTTTGGAACACGAAGATGAAATAACACGCAAATTAATGCGCCCAGTTTGTGGTCCGCGTTGTAGTTTCAAGGTTGCGCGTGGTGGTGGTGGTGGTCGAACGATTGGTAGAAAAAGATACAGTGTAAGAAAAGGACGTTCCCGTTCCCGAACATTGAAACAAACAAAATAAAAAGAAACAAATCAAAATATTTTATGTCATCGAATAAATAACATAAAAGTAAAAAAAATGAAATATTTATATTAGAAATGAATACGAATACAGAAATTCCAATAGCGAAAATGGTTTGCAGTATTTGTAAAATAAACGGACATAACAAAAAAACGTGTCCTACAACACCTGGAATAAGCATCTTAACTGAATCCTTGTCGAGTTCGAGTGCCAATGAAGACAATGTAAGTATCCCTCCTCTATCTACTAACCCGGAAGCAGTCCCCCCCGTTCCAAAAAAACGAAGGAATGTAGACTATAATATATGCGAATTACTGGACGCAATTCTTCTCGCGTTTTACGGAAAAATATTGACGCCAGCAACGCCAGCACCTACAAATATCGACAATATACGCGCAATATGTAAAGGATGGTTAGATACACAAAGTGTTCCATCTTGTATTCGATTAAATGATTTCACCGATTTGTCAAAATACATGACCGACATGACATCAAAAACTGCGTGTATTTCTCAAAGGATTATGGCATTTGAGAAATTAGTTGTTGAAAACGCAAACAACACCGCATTTAAGGTAACAGATATGTCATGTATATACGTATCTGGAAAAAAGAACGCTCACGAAAAGATACGCGTTTTGAATTCTGGGTTAGATATCAAACAGCAAAAAGGCGACATATATATTGAATATACGAGTGGCGAAATCGTTGGATGGTCGTGTAAGCAAAGTTCACACGCAACAAAATCGAATTACAGCGTTCAGAAAATATTAGGTCCAACCATTTCAAAAAATCTGAATAAAATCAAAAGTGACTTTCTCACCACGAATGGTTTTCCTACATTTTCAAAGGAACAACGCGAAAGTGTGAATCAACTCTTCTACCCAAAAAATAAGGAAAATCCATATTGGAATGCGATGCGTGAGGAGATTTCCAACAAAAAAACAGTTATTATAAATGAATTGGTCAAGGGTCTGACCGGAATAACGATTCCGTATACATTATATGAGTTCGATGGGACATCATTCCATTGTCTGAATACTAGTACTACTACTACACACGACGGAAATTACGTGTCATCGACAACATTCGAAGAACACGCTGAATATTATAAGATGAAAAATGGCGCGGAACGTTCGGCCGCGAAATTGTTCTATCAGTTATGTGTCTCTGATAAAAAATATCGTGTTGAGATAAGATGGAAAGGCAACATTCACGCTGCGTCACCACAATTTCAAATTCACGACGACCATACTGTGATTATCGATGATGAAGAAGACAGTCAGAACTCTATCATTTCACATGATTCGATGTTAGTCTAGGATAATCCTACTTTTTTTACGCAGTATTACGAACCGGAAGTTCAAACCCATAATGTTTTAATGTTGAACTAATTACAGTATAGACATTGTCTACATTCACACTATTCCCCAATTGTTTATAACTTTTCTTATCGTCATCCGATAACTTAAATGATTCTGGGAATGATTGTAGTCGCGCACATTCGCGCGGTGTGATGTACCGTTTTTCTTTTCCATAAATAGGAATCTGTGAAATTGCCACAAGTGTCGGAAAATATTGACTTTTTTTTACACGAATTCCGGACTGACGAATTTGGATGAAATGATTGAAAATACTATCGCTTTTCTGTATGGGTCCTGTCTGCCATTCTAATTTCCCATATATTTCACGCTTTTTCAATAATTCTTTATGATTTTCATACCACGATTTGAAAATTGAATCGTATTTTTCTATAATAGGACGGTTTTTTGTTATATAATCGCGTTTCCATACCGGAAATTCATCCATTTCACTTGATGAATATTGAACAAATGCGTCATGTATCATAATTGTAGGTGACATCTTCTGTCCAATTTCCATCTGTTTAACGATTTCATCCCAGGCGTCCAATACATTTAGTATATCACCTTTAATGAAGTATTTGGGTGGGATACTTGATTTATTATCCAATAACTTTTGAAAAGTAGAACCGAGACATTTTGTAGTAGGAGGTAGCGCGATTTCTGACTCCATCGAAATATCATTACGAACACACACAAAATACACACGTTCACGCTGTTGAGGAATTCCATAATTGTGCGGCGAGATTTGAAATATTTGGAGTTTGTAACCAGTTTCGGCAATTTTATATTTAATATATTCAATCACTTCTCCATTACTCACCTTCAATATATGCTTGACGTTCTCAAGAAACATGAAACGCGGTTTTTTCACTTTCGCAATCCGGATAATTTCATCAAACAATAGCCCGCGCTCGTCATCGAAACATTTCTTTTTACCGCCATTACTGAATGCTTGACACGGGAATCCACCACACAAAATGTCAAAATCTGGTAGTGTCGTTGGGTCGATTGTTTTGACATTCTCGACGGGTTCTATTCCATAATTGTCGTAGTATACTTTTCGACAATCCTTGTCAATATCACACGCAAGAAGACATTTCGCACCCATTTGATGAAGCGCCTGATGAAATCCTCCAATACCACAGAATAAATCAATAAATGTAAGGTTCGAACTTGATGGAGTGGCAGTGGCAGTGGCGGTGGCGGTGGCGGTGGCAGTGGCAGTGGCGACTGGGACTGCGACTGCTGTAGTTGTTGACACTGATTTCTTTGGAACGATTTTCAATATTCTTTTCGTAGACATTGGGAATGATAAATACACTATATTAGTATAACTGAGTGTTTTATATCAATTTTATTATGAAATGATAATTTACACGTAGATTGAAGTTTGTGGTATTATTTTTCTATAACATCTCGATGTAATTTCAAAGCTGCGCGGGGAGGTTCTACTGAAATGACAACACTCGTTAGAATTGAATCTCGTGGCAATGGTCGTTTGAAACATTCTATTGGTGTCCGTTTCCTAAATCCGTCATCATTATTATCTACAATGAGTGGAACATTATTAGGGTGTAAATGCTAGAACTATGTTACATTAGTATGATGCTGGTGGTTCTTCGCCTGTTCCCGTTCCCGTTCCCGTTCCCGTTCCCGTTCCCGTCCCGGTTAGTTTTCTCTTTTTTGACATACTACTCCCTGGTGGCGCGAGAGATTTCAATGTAGATTGTCGTTTTTCACATCGTTTCAGCGTGAATTTTTTAAACCCTGCGTGATAAATAAGGCAAGGTATGCTGGTAATAAGGCCAGTTGCCTTGTCGTAAATGACGTCCTTCGCGCGCATTAATTTTTTCTGTTCTAACGCAGCGACAAGAAACTGATACAATGCGGAGATTTCTTGGTCGTTGTGATTTTCCTTCTTGCCGTGTCGAGTGGCGAACTCTTTCAATTTAGAAACCTTTGCGACTTTATCCAGTTTGTTCCAAGGGTCGCTTTTACTCGCGTTCTTTTCGTTTTCCAGAATATCGTCAATATTGGGGTTGGTCGCAATATCGGGTTTCAACATACCGTAATTCCCGGTGAGGAGCATATTTTTGTAATTGATGTTTTTGAGCGCTGCGTCATCCGGTTCGTTGGCGATTGTGGTGGTGGACGCAGGCGCATTCGTGGCCTCTGGGACTTCGGATGCGGGCGCAACGGAAGTGGAGACGGTAGCGGTAGCGGCACTAGATTTACGAGGCATTGTAAGCAGTATACATAATATACAAAGATGACTTAAAGTTGTTTTTTGTATAGTATGGTCAAATATATTGTGTTGAACAACAATTCGAAGCATTTCAAAAAAAATTGAAATGCTTTTCCTACAATCTATCCAATACAGCGTATCCGCAAATCAACGAATCAGCAATGAGCAGCAGCAGCAACGCTTTGGTCGACCAAGCCGGCACAATCAAGAACATTAAGTATAATGGTTTTACGCAAATCGGTGCGTGGGGTGAACTCATCGACAACTCAAACGACGCCGGAGCAAAAGAGGTGAGAATCGGACTTTTCAAATGGAGTGATGAAGACGGGAATACACACTATGGATACTACATCGCGGACGACGCATCAGGAATGAACAAAGAGAAATTGAGCCTCTCTTGCAAAATCAACAACCCGCAAGACGGCGAGAACCAATCATTTGGTGACAAGAGTGGACGGTTTGGAATTGGAGGTTCATCCGCATTGATTGTCATTTCAAAGACACCCAGAGAGATTACAAAGATTTCGAGGTCAAGTGAATCTCGCCAAATTTTCGCGGTGGAGGTGATTTACGAGGAGAAGAACCAACAAACGTTGCCAACGGCGCGTCCGCTTACCAGGCATCAAGAAGATTTATGGGCACGTTTGGCTGTTCGGCCATCTGGAACTGGAACCCTCATCATCGGCGAGGTCGACGAAGTGACCTATGTGGAAATACATCGCCTGATGAGTGACAAAACAATGAAAGGGTTGATTTGGTATATCGCGACTACGTTTTGCCGCAAGATTGAGGCCGGGCTAACCATCAGTATCTGCGCTAGCGATGATGCCGCTGCCCCGTCGGTCGTGGTCACATCGTTCAATTCGCTTGGTTCTCTTGATGACACCAGAATCACTCGCAAGTCACACCAGATACTCATTCTCAAAGACAAAACAACTGGCGAATTCAGATTCGGAGAACGTGATCCTCGTGATGAACAGTTCGTGCTTTCACTGCCCTTGGAGAAGCCGGCCAAAGTCAACACCAAACCAAAATCATTGTGTCTTGCGTCATACGATGTCGTTGGCGTCGTTCAAATTGACCTGGCATTTTCGCAGGAATGGGACAAGATACACGGTGAACAAACTCGCGGTCAATTTGATACGGGCAAACTCGCCAACTTCAGAGAGAAGACAATCACCCGTCAATACACGCGCAGTGGCAGATGTGTTATCAGCTTTCCCACGCCGAAACGAAAACAAGGCGACAAGGCAGCGTATCCCTTTTACGAGAATGTCATTCAAGAAATCGTGATGCACGCAACCGAAGTGTCTGACAATCTTTTCGGAGTGGTAATCAACAAATCACAGTTGGATGAAACCAAGATTGATACGGAACTCAAAAAGCTCATCGACCATCTGAGGAACGTGTTTTCAGAAAGTCTCTACAAGAAGAACGTTCCAGAAGCAGAGAGAAAGAAGAAGAGCCGGGCGTCCGATGATGCTACAAGCGTCGCAAGCGATGATACAGAGTCTGTCTTTGACGATGATGCTGCGTCATTGTCATCGTCAATGAGTGTTCGTTCTCACAGCCATCGTGCTTCTGCTTCTCCTGCTGTTGCTGGTGGTGGTGCCGCTACCGTAAAGCAACCCAAAAAGACCGCAAAATCATCAACCGTGTCATTACAGCAACAACCACCGCAGCAAGAGCAGCAGCAAGAGCAGCAGCAAGAGCAGCAGCAAGAGCAGCAGCAAGAGCAGCAGCAAGAGCAGCAGCAGCAAGAGCAGCAGCAGCAAGAGCAGCAAGAGCCGCAGCAAGTGCCGCAGCAAGTGCCGCAGGAGCAACAGAATGAGGATGTCGCCATCGCCGCTGCCGCCGCCAACGCTGCCGCCGCCAACGCTGCCGCCGAACAACCACCCGTTATATCCAATGTGCCATCACACACTGCGTTGCGAATCACTCGTTCGACAGGACTTACATACCTCGCAGCATTATACGAGGAACAAGACACCACCCAAATTGTCGTGCTCATTGATGAGCTCATCCGCGAACAACAAGACCGTATGTCACGGACCCAAGTGGATGTGTTCCTGATGTTTATGCAGCCCGCCGACAAGTATCGGATGTTGACACACTTGTTGGAAAGGGGGTCGCCGGATGACTTTATGAAAGGAGGCAGCACGTTGTATAACGTGTATCATCAGTATTACTCGGAATAAATACAAATCATACGGGAACACTACGCTCAGGAATAGGAATACAAAAATGAAAAAGAAAGAAAAAGAAAAGAAAAAATATTTTTTTACAATGGCCGAACCAATCCAGATGTGCGAAATAATGGCACAGTAAACGTCGCTGGAGGAGCATCACGCGGTTGAATCGGTGTTACCAATGCCGACGACTTTGGCGCAGGGCAGCGGTTGAAGTTCGTGGTGTTGCCATTGAACGCGTGGATGTTGACCGAAAACTTCGCGTCGGGGGCGGTGGCGGTTGCGCAGGCGCAAGACACGCAGAAAGCAGAGGAGGGATTCAAAGACATTTTATGATATAAGATAACATTTTTGTTTATATCATATATGCGCGTCGTGCTGCGTCGTGCTGCGTCGTGCTGCGTCGTGCTGCTTCGCGTGATTCCATTATCGACGACCGCCCAAAGGCAAACCCATACGTGCGGCTTCTGCGCGAGTAAGTGCGCCGGCATTATTGGCGGCGATTTGTGCCGAACGCGATGGGTTGGCTAAATAACCGCTGGAATTCATCGTATATCCGTTGGATTGATAGGTAAACGAATTCTTGGCTGAAGGGCCA